TCAAAACTTGACAAGTTCCATTCTTTTAAGTATTTCATTGTATTTGGATTGTATATATGCTTTCTGTTTCTCGGAAGCGGTCACAATCTTGCCTTTGTATTTTCGCATTACAGATTCATTTAGACCTATTTCCTTTGCGAACTTACTGGCATTAATGAACGGAAATGCCTCAAAAAATCCACTTAAGTCATACACATACTCCACAGAATAGCCAGCTTTATACCAACTTGGAAATTCACCATGTTTTTCTTTGTAATATTCCGCTTGTTCCTCTAAAACAGAAATAAAGTCCTCTTTCGCTTCCTGTTCTGTAAGCCCAAAGCCATACGCACCGTTTACATCTTCAGAATAGATAGAGATTCCTCCATCATCTGCTTTTTCAATAATAGCCTGAATCTTCTTCATAATCGTGTATTTTAAGTTTTGTCAATTAAATGCACCCACCGAAGTGGGTGCTGTTCTTTTACTTCTTTAACCCCGCCTTTTTCATCATGCTGTCAAGAGTACCTTTAGGTATCTCTTTGGCTGGATGTCTGCCTACAGGGATAAAGTAGTCAAAGTCGGGATGAACATACTTGTGATGTTTCTTTCCCTTTTCGATTGTCCAGCCTGCTGACTCAATCAATTTGTAAAACTCTGAAAACTTCATAAATCAAAGAACTTTTAATTGACAATGCAAAGGTAACATTTTCGTTACTATTAAGCAAATTTTGTAACGTTAAAAGTAACGTTTCTGTTACTTTTAACATTCTATTGTAGCCATATCTATTTCTTGTTTCTTCTTCTGCGTGAAGCCATGTCCTTACCCTTCACCTTTGTAACCTTGGTACCGGTAACTGTATGGAGCTTGTCACGCTGCATTAATACTAAATTCCTGTATGGTATCTCATAGACCACTTCCCGGTATGACAGATGCAGATTTTCCATGAACGACGCTATCTGTCCCAATAGAGTATCATTCCCTACAACCTCGGTTTCGCTGCCAGCAGGCTTACGTTCCTCGCCAAGCTGACAGCTTTGAGAAAAACCTTTGAGTCAATCATAGAGAGTGCTTCATCCAATGCGTCCACATTCTCTTCGTATGTTCCTTTTGCCAGTTCTTCGCTCAAGTTTTCGTCACCAGCTATCAGCCAGGAAAGAGCCTTGCTGTAGGCCTCACTTTCTCCCAGGGAGAGCAGAACTTCTTTCAAATTGTCTGCTTCTTTTACGCCTGACAAATGGGAGATTGCCCCGGCCAGCTTGTGGATAGTAGGAGGGTAGACCGTGTAGGCTTTCCCAGCGACAAACACCGTTCTGAAATCACTTCCGATAATGGATTCAGTTACTATTTTTGCTCCTTGATTCATTCTGATAAAAGATAAAAATTAAGGGGTGAAGCCATAAAGCCCACCCCTGTTATGGAATTCAATCTCTACCTATTGGATAGGCATTAAGCACCTGCTGTTACTTCAGATGAGTCAAACCAGTATTCCGGTGCAACTTCTGCATTTTGTGGTTCCACTTCCACCGCACTTACAGGAATACCGACAGCCTTGTCTGTTGTGGCTTCACGTGCACCGATGTCAGCACGTGGAATCACACAATACTGGTCATCGTCAGTTAAAGCAACAAGTAACTTCTCAATGTTTACCTTACCTCTTGCACGCTTCCAACCTTTGTCGGTGTTGATGACATCGCCACCCATAAGGTCTTTTTTAGTAGGATAGTCGTACTCGCCAATGGTAAAGTTGACGGTCACGTCACCCATTTCCTTTTCACTTCGATAGGTCTGGCCGGTAAGCTGGTTCTTATAGTTCGTTCGGCTTGCTTCTCCCTCTTCGAGTGTCCACGTATCCTGATGGATATTCTTGATTTCTTTCAATGCTTCACCCTGTAAAAGAGTATGCAAGGCTTGTCCTGTCAAATCTGCGGTAATCTCGCTTGTTTCGCCATACCAAAGCTTCTTGATATTCGCGGCTGTGACTTTCTTTGCTTCTGCCATATTATTTCACATTTAAAACTTCAAACAAAATTCTTACATTCACATAGTGACACTTTAAGGATGTGTCTTCCTCAGTTCCGATTGACTCGATGGAATAATGATAGGTTGTTCCGTCATAGCGTCCGGTCACTCCGTCAAACAATTCTTGCGCCTGTTTCTCCAGCTCGTTCAGACGTATTGTGTTAGCTTCACCTTCTTTCAAGTCAGGAACGCAAAGGTTCACTTCTACGAAAGACTTCTTCCAGTACGTCTCCGGTTGCTGCTTCTTAGAGTGAATGACAATCCTTTCGGACTTCATCGGCCCCGTCAGCTTCTTACCGTGTGGAACGATGTCAATTTCAAAAGGCTGGCAATCACGATAGAGTATGTTCGCTATGTCGGTGGTAACTATCATTTTATTTCCTCCTTTAATCGTTTCTCAGCATATATGGCTGCACCAGTCAAGACTTCGTAACCTTTGGATTCAACGAAAGAAGCGTATTCAGCTTCATTCCTCAACTCCAGTCCATCATCCTGAACTGAGTATTTGTTTGACTTACGGAGTGTTCCGGTATGATTCTGATAGCTTCCGTTCTTCACAGCGTAATCGACAGCCTCTTTACCAACCTTCTCCTCAACGGCTTTCACCTCGGCATAACCTTGTTTAAAAAAGCTATCCATGTCCGAAAAATCAAACTTTACAGCCATATTTCTGAGTAACCAAAATAATTCGTATTCTTCACCATGTAAACCTTTCCAGCTCCACGGATATTCTCACCGTCCATACATCTGACCTCATCACCAGCCTTCAGAGAGATTTTCTTCTCACAGACTACGTGATAGTTCGGTCGGTACACCTCGCCGTTCTCCGAAGTAAACTCTTTGGTGGAGTTATCGTCACAACGGCACCGACACACGTCCTGCCAGCTTTCACCGCCGGTTCCGGGGATGGGCCGGCCGAACTCGTCTGTTTCTAACGGAGTAGTAACCTTAACCTGTAATGTATGTGGGGCAAATATCATAGGAATCTGACTTTAGGTTTATCTGACAGCGTGTCTTCAAGACCATACTTCTTGCACAAGAAAGAATAGTATTCCTTCAAGCCTTTTGTATCCCATGACATAGAGAAACCGTTCTCGCTGATGGAAGTGGCACGGAGTAATAGAGAGGGGATGAACTTCGCCATAGACACCGAAACAAGTCCGATGTTTGACGGGCCCATCTCATCCTCTCCGCTTACTTCTGAAGACAAACTTATCTCCAAAAGGTCAGCCTCCGACAAGTTGATGCCGAAGGTCTGAAACTTTTGTGATATGTAGTCATTTACTGTCATGCGTTCATGGTTGACAAATCAAAGTTCACAATCAGGTTCGGGTTCGTAATCTGCGGAATCCACTCTGCAGTGTATTCCAAATAACGACCGTTCTTGTCCTTGTAACCGGAAATAAGCATATCACCGTCGGCTTGGGTATAGTTACGTCCCGGTACGCCATCCACTGCTTCGTACGGAGTGTGGAAGCGCATGTAACCAACCTTATCCTGCGGAAGCAAGGTGATACGGTCGTCAGTGTAAATCTGCACGTTCTTTCCGGTCTGGTCTTTTACGTAATCTTCCTTGATTTCAATGGCCGGAAGCCCGATGCCAGTGAACACTTGGGAAGCCAGTTGAGAGGTAATCAACCCGGTTGAAAGATACATCTCATTACTGGTAAGCTGCATCTTGAACTTGTCACCAAACTCAGCCGACCCGATGATATTCTTTACGAAAGTTCCACGAGACATGATCATCTTCTGGAAATTACCATAGTCCGCTTTCAGTGCATTAATCTGCTGCTGCAGATAGGTAATGAAGTTCGTCTTCGCACCAGTATCAGGCTTGATGAACTTGAACGGCAATTCAATGTTAAGAAGGTCGACGCCTCCGGCATTGTCGTCCTTGTTCTTGACTGTTGCTTCTCCTGTCATCAGAAGTGAACCTACGATAATATCCATGCGCTTGTGAGCTGCCAAAAGTACCTGGCGGTAATCGTCATAGATGAAATTCACGATTTCCTGCATGGCTGCTACCTGGTCGGCAGGTTTAGCTGCATTGAACTTGTCAATCAAGTCCTGAAGCTCAGACAAGCGGTCAATGGAAATCTGGTAAGCATCGCCAAGATAAGCGATTTCACCATATCCTGAACCGATATTCCGGCGTTCACGGATAGGCTTCTCGCCATAACGAGAATTGATAGAACCAGCCATCACGCCAGTAACCTGACCGATGTAGTCCTTGAACACACGGGTAGTCGTTCTACGGAAATCAAGATACTGCTGCCAGTAGATTGTATCCTTACGAGTCTGAAGGACACGCTGGATAACGGCGTTTACGATATTGGGGTCGTTAAACAGAGTATGAATAGTTAGCATCATGTTTTACCTCCTTTCTTATTCGTTAAACTGGAAATGTGGCAAATTTTCTTTATCCTTTGCATGGAAAGGCATAGCCAACTTAGTAGGCTCAATCTCGAATGCACGCATAAGCAAAGCCACCAATACCGGACCTTCATCAATTTGCTTTCTCTCATACAAAGCTGAGTTAGCAACCACCTTTGGAGTAGTTCCGTTTACTGCTGTCGCTTCAAAAAGAACCGTTCCTGCATTCACTGTAGCACCAAAGTCTGCCGCCAATGTCAACTTATCGAAAGCCTTATCTGACTTGTCAATAGCGTTGATTGTAGCGCCATGGGAACCGTCACCAATGTGCATACCCACATAAGCCAAAGAGTTTTTCTTGATTTTCAATGTGGTATTGGAACCGGTGGTAAACTTTTCATAGACTTCTACACGGATAGCCACCTGAGCGGTCTTCTTCACCAAGTCGGCGGCAATCGGTGTAAAGGATGGAAGAAACGAACCAGCGACAAGGTTGGCCGTATCCAGTTTGTAAGGCCCTCTGCGTCTTACACCGGTAGAAACGTCATAGCGTTCCTCGATGGACGGTTCAGGCTCAATGTTGTACTTAAATCCTGCTGACATAAATTACTTGTTTTGTTGTTCGACAATAGATTTTGTGTCCGCCTCAATCATTTTGGCGAACTCACTTGCTTCCTTCTCCTGCTTCTGTTCGGCAGTTTCAGGAGCTTTGGAGAACTGAAACCCGTTGTTAGACATATCCTGCTTCATGTCCTTGAAATAAGTATCCAAGTCCGTGTTTTCAGGAATGTTGCGGTCTTTCAGCATAAATTCGGGAATACCATACTTCTTCGCCACTGCTGAAATCTGAGAATTGCGCTGCGCCTGCGCTTCATTTTCCTCCATTTTGGCCAGCTTGTCGGCAAACGGCTTGATACCGGCGGCGATGCCATCGGCAATCATCTTTGCGATGTCCGTTTCCTGTGGCTTTGGAGGGTCGTTTGGTTTCGGTGGTTCTGGTTTCGGATTCTCGATTGGTTTCCCGTCTTTCAGTCCATGCTTCTTCTCGTAGTTGGTAACTGCAGAAGTCTGTGCTTGTCCTGCTCGGAAATCACCATAGTTTTGCATCACGTCCTGAAAAGAGATACCCTCAACGATGGAGGTCACCTTCGTTTCGTCCGTTACACCCTCTGCCTTCTTTGTGGCAATACGGGTAAGTGTGGCAGTGTCCACCCCAGCGAATTTCTGTTGCAGTCCTGCCAAGATTTGTTCAAAGATTGTCATACCGTATGAGTTTGATTAATAATTTCATACGGTAAATTTACTTATAGAGAAAGGGAAGGGGAAATTTTAAGGCTAACGATACGAAACAATTAGGGGAATGTTCGTTTTTAGACAAAAAGAAAGCGTGACTACTAGGGTAATCACGCTGGAACATCATTCAATTATACTTTTAAAATTTCAATATAGCTGCTTCTATTTCTTTTTTGTCAGAATCTTTTACGTTCCTCAAAGCATTCAGGAAAGGTAAAATTAAAGAGTCATCAACCATGAACCAGACTGGATTTTTAAATAATTTTGGGTATCCGGGATCATCTCCATAGCCATTCCATCTCATTGCCATTCTTCTTTCCCCATTTTCCCAAATACCTATCGCTATAGAAAAATCATCATTTTCAAATACAACATTCTCAACCTTAAAATTACTTGGATTTACATCTTTTGCTTTCATTGTACTATCCTCCATTATATTTAATTAATAATCATAACAAATTTATAGCTGCCAGTTCCTCTGTCAGAGCATTAATACCTTTCTGAATCTTCTCCAACTGCTGTTTACGTGGTTTGTGTACTCCAGCCGCATAATGCCACAACTGGCGTTCATTGATTCCGGTTATCCGGCTTAGAGCGGCCTTGGTAAAGATACTGCTATAATAGTTGATGAAGGTAGCAGCATCTATCTTGAACTTCAATGTGAACTCTCCCTGCAAAATTTCCACTGGAGCGATGTTCATCTCCTTGCATGACTCCAGGTATAGTTCAACAGCTTCCTTCATGTTCTTCTCGATTTCCTTCACATCGTTGCCAACCGTTATCACCGGAGCACCTTCAATGTAAGCACTAAGATTATTTCCAGCATGTTCTACAATCACTTCTACGGTTTTCATACTGACCTCCTTTTTATCGTTAAACAAAAGAGGCGGGGGCTATTTTAGCCCCGCTTGCCTCAGAATGTTGTAATAAGTGCCTTTCTCAACGCCTTTCTTGCCGTGGTCGGGGACAATCACTACATGGCTACCATCAGTGTAAACCATGTGACTGCCTTTCTGCCTCACGAACCAAAAGCCATTTTCAGTAAGCAGCGTTACAACGTCTTTAACTGATTTGTAGCTCATAGCGTTTAAGACTTAATTACGATGCAAATATAGTAAAATAACGAATAATTACAAAGGAGTATTCATGTTTTTACTATGATAAAGAAAATAGCGATACCTCGAAAGATACCGCTACTCAATTGGTAAATATTTTAGATTTATATCATTCTGTTTTGTATTATCCCCGTAAATATTCTGACTGAATTGTTCTATTCTTCAGATTTGCTGCTGGAACTTTTAAGAGAGGAAAGCTGTTTCTGTTTCTCAATGTCGTTCTTCTGTTTCTCAGCCTGCTCTTCCTTGATGGCTTCAATCTCGTCCAGAACTGCATCCACGTTCCCCACAAAGGTGATAGCCCGTTGCTGCGACCAGATTTCGCCGTCCTTAGCCTTGATAGCAGTGTCTATCTTGTCTTTGATGTCCTCCAGTTTATATGGCTGCATCTGCACATCCACATCAATAGTCTCGGAGGCTTCTTCTAGGGTGGAATTCACGGAACCCAACGCAGAGACAAGAAAGTTTACCCGTCGTTGCATGAACTCGCCGACGGTTTCATTCAGGTTCTCCACATTCAGGTGTGTGGACATGAACACATAATCGAAGGTAACACCGGAAACGGCGTTTCCTGTACCCTTCAGGGAGTCGAAAGAGATTCTGGGCGTATTGGTCAGTCCGTATATCTGACTTAACAGCGTCTCCACCTCGAACTTGACAGTATCTGGTACCTGTGACCAGGTAAGATACTGGGCATTTGCTCCCTGGCCGGTCAGCTCGACCACCCGGTTTTTGAACTCACCGGAGAAGTTCTCCACGTTACCAAATAGCATGAGAATAGGGAAGAAGTGGTAGTCGATACAGTCTGCATAGTTTGAAAGAAGTTTCTCCAGTCTTACACGGAGGCTCTTTATCTTTTCACAGTATGCTTCCGGACGGTACATATAAATCACTGGCATCTTCTTGAATCCATGAGCAAATGAGCCTTTGTCAGACCAGCTGCTCGTTAGCTCCCACTGGTAAACCATATCCTTGGTAATGGTCATGAAACAGGTAATCTCTACATCGTTCAGGTCTTTTTTCTTATATTCACGGGATAGGGCTACCAAATCCCCCTGGTCATTGAAGAAAGGGTAGAGTTTGTCGCCACGGAACGGGGACCAGATGGCACTCTTCAGGCGGTACTCAGGCTTAGATTTACCGAAAATTCCTGAAATCTTTCGTTTGAGTTTTGCCCAGAAGCCGTCATCCTTCACCACATACCAGTATTCGGCCACTTCCTGCTCGGCCAGCCATGCCCGGACTACTTTCTTGTTCTGGTATTTCAACTTGTTTTTCTTGAACACCTGCTTCAATGTGGAAAGAAGGCTTTCTTCCGACTGGTCCGGCTGGCAATCAAGGACCGGTTCTGTTCCCACGGTGAAGGCAGTCTGAATGTTCACGATGTCCTGCTCGATAGGAAGAGCAATCCTGTTCGGGTCAACTTCTTTCCTTACCGCCGGCTCAACATATTCTTTCCCGGTTGTAGGGTCTGTAATCCGTTTCTCAGGCTGGGTCGTGATTTTGATTTTCGGGTATTTCTCTTCATCTATCACTATCTCGTGCTTGTTCGGATTCCAGTCGTTGTAAAGAGCGTGAGCGTTTGGTTGCTCAGTCTTTCGTCCTTTCTTCAGATAGTAGATTTTTCTCTCTACTTCCGGCATAGCTAAAATTTCTTCTATAGTCATATCTCAAAGTTTAATGTCCAAATATTCCTGAAACGTCTTTAGGTTTCATAATTCTACCGAGAAGTTCTCCCAGCACATAGTAGCGTGCAGCATCTATGCCATGATTATCGTGGTCTTCCGGCTCGTTGATGTAGTTTCCGTCCTTATCCTTTGCCCAGACATAGTTTCTGAACTCCCTTTGCAGGTTATAAGAACGCTTGGTGATGAATATTTCCATTCCCTGCATCTTGTCAATACCGGCATTGACAGAACCTTGCCCTTTCTCTACCGCGTATATTTTAATCCCTCCGTTATGAATCTCCTGAATGAGTCGCGGGTCTGCACTGTCGGCAATCACTCTCAAATTCCACGGGCGTAGCGTCTTTATAATATCCCCAGAAAGTAATCCGGTTCTATAATCCACTTCATCCAGATAAAGCGCATTGTCAATGATTCCACACCGGATAGAAGCTGATGGATCATTGGTGTAACCAAAGTCCTGTCCGATAGCCACTTTCTTGCACCACATGGGGAACTCATCCACGATACCCCATTTCTTGAACACGGCACCTTCGGCCACGTCTGCCCATCGGCCGATAACCACATGAGCGTACTTCTCCGGATTCTTCTCTTTCATTTCCTTGACTTCTCTCAGGAACTCAGGAGAAAGGTTCTCTATATTGTCGAAGTAAGTCGTATGGATATGAAGTACATTCGGATGGGTGGAAATCTGTACCTGGACACCGTCAATCTCCACCAGCCGGTGAGTATTCTCTATGTATTTCTTGTAGATGAAGTGGTTCGAATCACAGGGATTCATGATGATGATAATCCGGTTCTGAATTCCCTTCTTACGGATGGAGAGCATAATCTTGTCAAACTCTTCCTCACTGGTCCATTCCTCTGCTTCATCACAGACAAAGGTGGTGATACCCTGAATAGATTTTAGTTTAGCGGTCTGATTCCCGGAAGAAGTCTTGATACCACGGAACATGATACGACTGCCGGTCATCCGGTTTACAATATCGGTTTTGGTGGTCTTGAAATACTTCGTTGTTCCATCCAAATCTATCTTTTCCATCATCTCTGGAATGATAGACATCCCGGCAGATACCATCGTATAACGGGTGTATAGAATCTGGTGGACTATCTTCTCTGTGGGAGTCATTTCGAATGTCAGACGCTCAATGAAGGTAGAAGCGTTGAAAGACTTCCCCGAGCCACGGCCACCGGTGATAAGGATGATAAACTTCTCGCTATCGGTATATAACGGATGATATATTGCTTGGGGTACAATCATTTCAGTTTGTCTTTAATCCATGAGTCAATAGAAATTCCGTGGTCAATATCCTTTGGAATATCTGCATCTTCGTCCTGACGGCGTTCAACATTCCTCCATTCATCGTCGTGATGATACAGCCAGACAGACATTGCCTGAAGGTTGGGAGCCAGCTCGCTTTCACTTACCTGAAGCTCTTCTTCGCCGGTCAGGTTTCCGTCCTGGTCTTTCAGCTTTCTAACTACTGTACTCTTGGTCTTGATACCGCCCAAAGCTACAGCAAGGAACTTGGCACGTACAGCTGCAGTGATGGTCGCACGCCCGCGCGCTAATACTTCGCATAATTCAGAGTGTTCATTCTTCTTCTCACAGAACGTCTGGGGAGCCAGGCCTAACGCAAAAGCGATTTCTCTGTCCGTGAATCCCTTTTTGGCATACGTCTCCACCTGAGAGAGGAATTCCTCACTCTTGTAATCGAATTTGGGCTTTCGTCCTGTATGTTTGCTTTTTTGAGATTCACTTTTCATAATCAATCATCCGTTATTGTTACCCATATAAATGCGGCGAGAAACAGGCTTATCACCATAAATATCAATCCCTCTCTTTGAGAAATAGCTGTCTATCCTTGCCGCATATCTTTCCATTATAGACTTCGTTCTGTCTCTTATACTTTTTTGTCTGTCTGTACCAAGCCCGTATTGCCTTCCGGCGTTGTACATTATTCGTCTTGACTGTTGATACAACTGGCTATATGTTTTTCTTCTGACTCGACTTTCCTCCTAAAATTTCATGTTGTCATTCAATTCTTTCTATCTGTTCATCGAATACTTCTCCCTTGATAAATTTGGAGTAGGGGTCGTAACCAAATCTCTCGCAGAAGGCTGCCTTAGCTTCGAACGTGTCAAAGGAAAGCATCAGATAAGCATCCATATCCTGAGCCTGTTTCTGGGCTGCATTCTTCACCTGCTGCTTTACTTCTTTCATGTGAGCTACCTTTTCAGCTCTTTCCATCTGCTTTGCGGCCTTTTCAGCTTCTTTCTGCTCTGTGACAGGTGCCATCATATCCTCCAAAGCATCAGCGATAGAACTTTCTTCTTCTGTCTGGAGTAAGAAATCACAGCCTATCATATTCAAATCGGCTGCCGTCAAACCTGCATCCTGGTAATCTATATCCGGAACCAATCGGGCCAAAGCGTCATAGTCCCATGAACCTTGCGCGTTGGGATTATTCATCAGGATGTTCAATTCCTTCTCCTGCTTTTCGTCTACATCAATGATATCAACGCGAATTCTGTAGTCGTTCTCCGGGAACTTTTGCAGCTCATCCATGACTGTCAGACGCTGGTGACCGGATACGACAGTAAGGCCAGTCCGCTTGTTGACTACGATTCCTCCAACCAGCCCGAATTTCTTAATACCCCGCTTCAATGTCTTCCGGGATTCCTCAGACAATTTCCGGGGGTTATAATCTGCGAAGTGGATGGCGGAACGGTTAAGTTCCACCGATTCACTCTTAATATATTTGCTCAGTTCCATATCATCCGTTTACATTAGCGAATCGGCCTGTACCAATCCGAGTCGTTCTATCCCTCAATTTCCCTGATGAATCTCTTGCTCCAAGAAGTCCCATTCCTCGAACCCTTCTTGCTTGTGCGGCTGCTTGTGAAATTCTTGCAGCTCTATTACTTCCATCTGCATACCGTTGTGCTCCTTGTAGCTGAGCTCTTAATCTTGCAGCTTGAGCATTAATATCATTTAAACTTTTTCTTCTGACTCTACATTCCTCCTATTAATTTTGTTTATTTTTATGTTCCCAAAGGATTCTCTCAGCCATCGGGAACACATTGTAAATTCTCTGTAAATCTTGCGGGTAATTCTTCTCCAGCCATAACATACAATCCAGATTAAAGCCTACGCCCGAACTGGCTTTGAGCGAATATCTAACTGGATCAGGCAATCCGTTCTGCTTCATGTAAGACAAGATGTCTTTTTGTGTCCAGTCTGCTAAAGGATAGCACATACCTTTATTCTCGTAGTTATTGACTTCGTAGCCTTTTAGCATCAGGCGGCGGTTCATGCCGTCAGCCTTCTTCATTCCCAAGAATGTGTAGTAAAGTCCGTATCTGAGCTGCATTGCCTTCACAACATCAGCCAACTTCAAAAGCTTCACTTTGTGGTTTGGCACACAATACAGACCACCGCGAAGAATGTAGGTAAGGTTCCAGTGGGGTACCTGAACAAACTCTATCTTCGGATATTTGGCTTTTACCCATCCAATCCATCTCTCGATGTGCTCTAAGCCTTTGACAAAGTACATGAACACGCAGACTATTCTGTCAAACTTCGGGTAGATCATGTCCAATAAAACCAAAGAGTCTTTACCCAAGGACAAAAACAGCAAAACCCCGTCAGTCTTTTGTCTGACGAGGTCAATATTGCTGTATGTTCTTTCTTGCAGTGTCATTATCCGCCACTCATACCAAGTCCTGTGCGGACGTTATAATACTGCTGTCTGCGAGTGATAAATCTACCACCCTGAGAAGTTCTACCGGTGTTTGGATCTGTCAATCCTGTACGACCACCACGATAGTTACTTGTTGAAAATGTACTTCTGTTAGTTCTGACTCAACAATAATTTTAGAGGGTTAAACATGCTTTTCAATTACTTTACCCAAGTCATATACAACCTGTGCGGCTAAATAAATCTCACCTTGATAGGTGTATTCAATCAAATGGTGATTCTCATCTTCAAACAGTTCTATCTTTGCACCTTTGACTTCTACCAATGCACTGGCCCTGTCCTTATTGTAGCCTACAAAGAACTGGATAGCATCGTAATGCTTAGGCTGTAACACACCGTCTTTCTCGACACAATAGCCATCAGCGTCAAGCTGGCAGTATTTCTTCTGTGTTGTAGGCCTGATTTCTCTGAATTCTTGTGTTTTCTTGCCTGACAAGATTTCGTCAAAGAACTTCTGTTTGATGATAAGCGTAAGTATTTCCATAATCGTGTAAAGTTTAAATGTTAGTTGCGGGGACGTGAATCGAACACGCGACCTCTACCAAGTCAAAGTAGCAAGCTACCACTGCTCCACCCCGCGATAGTACCTTTATCACAAAGATACCTAATTATGAAGACAATTATAAATAACAATTCAACACATACGAAACAATATGCTAATTGTTTGCTAATAAATCCGGGTTATGTTCGTTGATGATACTTTCAACTATCACTTTTGCTTGTTCTATACCATCTTTATAACCTTTAGCATAGTCTGTTCTTGTAGAAAGGTAACTGGTACTATTACCCAGCCACTTGATTATTTCTTGTAGGATTTCTTTCTCATTCATAACCATCTTAAATAGTGGTAGTCCGAAGGCTACCGGGTTTATAACCAAAGTTTCTTTGCCAAATCAAAATTCTTTTGAGCTTCGTTTACCGCTTTCTTTGCATACGTCAAAGAGTATGAGTGCTCACGTGGATATTTGCCGGATTTCAGCCCCTCATGATACTCTTTAGCTGCTGCTAACTTATGCTCATAATAGTCCACGCTTTCAGGCATTGAAAGGTTTATGGTATCAGCCTTGTTTGCCCAATACTGAGCTATTCTTTCATGCTCTCTGGCTTTCTTGTCAAACTCTACACTCTTGCCCATATTATGCCAGGCATCTTCAATGGCTTTTCTGTGTCCTCTTTCGCTATGATGGCCGATTTTAATAGGTTCACCCAACGAGAGAAAATCGCTGTCTTTATTTGACGCTTTGAAGTATTCTTCACTCTTTCGTTCTGCAGTGGCAGCCCAATCTAGCCGGCGTTCTGCCTTTTGCTTTGCCCATTCTTGAACGTTAAAGCCATCAGCGCGAACTATCGAATAATAGTAGAAGCCATCACGTTCAAATATCAGATTAAACACTATGCTTTCATTCTCTTTGCCGTATTTGGTGGTTACAAGAATTGTTTCACCTTTTTCATGCCTAGCATCGCATTTAGCAAGAAATACGTTTGGACAAAATTTGTAATATGTATTCATAATCGTGTAGGGGATAATGCAGGGCATAAGCCCTGCTGGTTAAACTTATGCTATATTCAATCGTTTAGCTCTCATTTCATTAAGTTCTTTAGCCGTTTTATTGGCTGCTTCTTCGGTAGTTTCTAAAGAAGCCATACTCATATCATAGCCATCTATGACCATATAATAGCCTCTTGACTTCTTCACGTAAAACTCATTTGCCTTATGGCTTTTCATGTAGCTTGTTGTTCTCATAATTTTCTTATGTTGTGGCAACCCCCAAAAGGCTGCCGGTTAAACTTATTTGTGTGACTCTCTGAAATCAAGTTCTACAATCTTATGATACTTGTTAATATCATACAGACCAGTTTCACACCCCATAGCTGATGCAAGTCTTACAGCCTCTTCTAAAGCTATCATTACGTCTGAGCTTGCGTCAATAGCTTCATCCTTTGCCTTGTTGTATTCTCTATTATTTACTGCTGAATCCTGAACCTTTTCAGCTTCTTGTATTTTTTTTAGAGCTTCATTGATAACTTTGATTTGTTCTTTAATTTCTTTGATGTACTCACTGCTAATAGTCTTCATAATCGTATGTATTAGTTTGGAAAATTATACCACTTCGTTTTATTTCATGCCACAAAGTAAAACTATTTAGTTTAATCACGCAATATTTACATACTTAAACTATGTTAATAGTAAAACTACATAGATTTATTTTAGGACTTTCATTGTATTACTTAGTATAAAGACTTATATTTGTGCAATAAAACTATATAGTATTATGGATTTTAGAACAAGAATAAAAGAACTTTGCCAGTCTAAAGGTTTTACTCAAAAAGATTTGGCTGACAAGATGGGTATATCTGATATTAGTCTTAATAAGACATTAAGAGGTGATTATCCGCAATTACAATCTTTGGAACGTATTGCCAATGCCTTAGAAGTGGATATTGCGGAACTATTTGTGAGAAACACACCTGAAAGCGAAGTAAATGGCTACGTTAAAGTAAAAGGAACTCTCTATGAGGTTCACTCTTTTGAGGATTTAAGAAAGTTGCTGGAATTGAATGTTTAATCAATAAAGTTTTAGCTATGAAAAAGGTTGTATTTATGTTGGCAATGATTTTGCCTATGTTTATTTTGTCTTCATGTTCTAAAGATGATGAACCAAATATCGACGGACAGTTGGTCGGAATTTGGGAGGAAGATACGAATTCTGAGTTGGAAGTGTTTTGCATAGAATTGAAGGAAGACGGAACAGGTTGCCAATGGGCAGAGGATTACGGGAAAATCGACGAATACGGTAAAAGTTATTTTGCCTGGAGCACGTCAGGAGGGAAAATTACAGTTATACATGAAAATGATGGAAGTATGACAATGGATTATGCCATCAGAAATGGAAAATTATATGTTTCTTATGAAGATGAGACAATTACGTATGTGAAGAAATAATATACAATTATTAGATTGTAAAGCCGGAAGCATAACGCTCCGGCTTTTCTACTTTTGTAATATTTTATCCAGCATTAGCAAAGACCTTTGGATAGTTCCTTTTCTGGTATTGAATTCTCAGATACCCAATAAGGCTTTCATAGTCGGTCAAGAAACCTTCATTGACCAAATCAGCAATCTTCTTTTCAAGCTGCCACAATTCACGTTGTTTTTGTTCCTCACCATGCTTATTACGTAGCATCTTTTCATGACTGTTGAAGATAACCCAGTTCAAGGCTTCACCGACCTTCTGCATGGCTTTAGGCATAAAGTCTTTGGGAACGATTTTCATGATGGCAGAAGAGAGTTCCCTATAAGCGTCCCCAGCATCATTCCGGTAACGAATCATTTGATCAGAAACGAATTTGATTACATCATATTTGAATGACGCATTTAGCCACATAGCCAAATCAATGAACAATACAGGATGAACCCAGGTTCCACCGCATTTACCGCGTGAACTTAAATAGGGAGAATTTTGCCCATTTAGATTTTCTTTTTCAACGATGGTAGCGATTAATTCCTTGGTCGATTCATTTTCAAAGTATTTCTTCAATTCTTTGTTTGAGGAGTTTCGTTCGTTCCATAACTTTACAAGCCTGGTAGCATTGAAATAGCCGTCAACAGTGCGTTGAATAACTTCTAAATTCCCCATTTGCCTTACCATTTCTTGATTTGTTTTCATGTCTCAGTGAATCTTAGATTAAAAAATAACCCCACCAAAGGCAAGCTCCTCACTTCTTACCAATGGCAGGGTTTATACTTTTCAGCCGTGAGGATAGCTGTTATTATCTCTTTGAGACAAAGTTACCAACATGGTGATTTTTAGCCTAAGATTGCTTAAACCAAGAACAAACAATTGGTAAAATGTTTCATAAAAATACCCCGAGCCTTTCGGAACGGGGTTACTTGATTAGTCCTTTGATTTTCAGCCTTTCTAAAATCTGGTTGTAAAGGTACTCTATATCCTGCCGGAAATCCTTATACTGCTGGTAGATAAAGGAAACATCAGCGATATTGTTTGATATTACACACGGGGAAACATCCGGGAACACACCGGAAATCTCTGCCCGGATACCATTCGGCAACCGTCCACCGGCAAGCACACTGGGTGCAAAGAGGAACAGCACGATGAAGAGAAACTTCTTCCGCTGGGTGACGCTCTCCGGATTGGGCGGACAATCTGCATTGGAAAGTATCTCTCTGAACCACTCATAAATCTCCGAGATGAGAGTAAAATCAGTCAGGATGGGGGAGGATAACTCCTGCTCACGTTCTGATAATCTTGATTTCTGTTCACGTATTGATTTCAACTCCACGATTGATGAAAATTCTTTTGTCATAGCACGATTTATTTAGTTGGAAATTCTTATATTTGCATCATAATCGTGTGGGGGAGTTGGCTTCTAATCGTGTGGGCTGGCTCCCTTTTTTCATTATATCAAGTGATATGTGTTCAGGATAGCGAAAGTGTAGATGATGACCGTTACCAGACTGTCCAGGAACACCGCCCATGCTCCCAGCTTTTGGATCTGACTGAAACTCATGGCCAGGACAATAAGGAAACACACCCACTGGCTTGAAAACAATCCCATCCCCAGTAATAAAAGTCCGATGGTATCCATGAAGAATGCAACATGAAGCCATGGATGCGCCATCAGATACCATCTTTTTGATGTCTTATCCAGCTTCTGAAAGACTTTTGCATGGCGATACAAGGATTTACATTTGAACAGCTTCACAAGCTCGTACAGGGCTTGTATGATGATTAAAGCGTAGAATGCGTGTTTCATGGTCAGTAGTTTTTATCTCCGTGCTTGTACGGACGAAGTTCATTGTATTTCATTTTCTGCTTGATGTGCCAGAAGATGTCGATATTTCTATCCCGGCAGAAAGCGAATATCTCATTCAGGAGGATAAATGGTTCATCCCGGTAGAAGTTGTCGGTAACATAGATACAGATTCTAAACATAGACTCCGTGAAGGTCATATCAGAATAATCTTCCGTATCGCTTCCTTCGTAGTCAAAGCTATCCAAATCACACCCTCTCAGTCCAGCCAAATCCAACAGACGAATACAGGCATCGGCAAGTTCTTCCTCGACAGTCCCTTTGATAAATGCCTCAAAGTCTTCCATGAATCTCCTTTTCCTAGTTTCTTCGGTCAATGGAACGCTATTCCCTTGCCATTCCTTGAACATTGCAACTTTCGCCTGTTTCCCTTTCCGGTCTGCTTCTACCGCTTCCATAAGTTCGGATATGACCAGACAAAGGAAATGCTCATCACTCAGGTTCTCTTCGTGCCATCCGTGAACTACTGCGCACTGGTAGGCCTTATCTCTTAATTTGTTTAAGTTCATATTGTTATTGAATTAATATTGTATATCTTTGTTGGAAAAGGTATATTATGAAAAAACATAACGACTCTGACACCTTATTTCGTGAATATCCAAACATGCCATCTGAATTTACAAAAATCATGGATGAAAAAGATACGCGTAAGTTTATGCGCGAACAATATCAAATGCTTCAACTTCAACGAAGAGAATATAAGAAAAATACATGGCTTCTTATTATTAGCATCATAATAGCTTTAGCATCGCTTATTGTATCAATTATTGCACTATATAGATAAAAATACCCGATAACCACCCAAACAGTTACTGGGCATTCACAAAGCACTGACAAGGGCTGTCGGTAAGTTCCCATGTATAAATTATTTATTCTATTTTTACACCGTATTTAATTGAATTGTGATATGGATGCATTGATAAAACTATTCTCATCATTAAAAGAATATTGGAAAACTATAGTAATAACTCTTATATGTAATGCACTAACAATTTACTTAATATGTTTCCTTACTGTTCCAGACTTTAAAAATTATGAATTTTCTAAAGAGGTCGCATTATCAATTATAGGCTCATTATTTTATTCAACTATATTCTACTCATTATCAACTATATTATTAATACCTTGGTTTTTTGTTAATCGTTTAATAGATTTCAACACAAAATGTATAACAAAATTAAATTTTATAGCCTCAATTATAGTATTAATAGCTTTAACGACCTATGAACTCATATTGATGATTTTCATTGAAGAATACTCATTTAATATTATACGGGAATTAAAGGTAATAGCATCAAGTGTACTTTTGCCTACAATTATGGCATTTGGAGAATATCTTAAAATAAAAAGAGCAGAAAAAAGAAATAAGAGAACTCCCAAAAACTAAGTTTTCCTTTTACATTCATAATCGGCTTATCAAACAGAACTGCATCCTTCAGCACCCAGTTCCAGCAACCTTTCTCAGCCCAAACTGAAGGATGGTTCTGTACGCAATCGGTTATAACCACGCTGCCGATGATAGCACCAAAAGGTAAATCATCATAGAATGTACTTTTAAGATTGGAGGGGTGCATTTGTAGTTTTAACCCTTGCTCTTTATTTAATACCCAACCATCTCCTTTACCTTTGCTTGCATGAATAAGCACCCTTTGGCCGATGTACTTCTGAGGACACTTCCATGTCCGGTTCTCGATGTCTTTGATACCGTGAGCGATTAGGCTCGCCCACGGCTGTTTGATGGATATTGCTTTCATGCTTTTGCTTATTATAATAATACTATTTATATTTGTTCCAGCATCTGTGACTGAAACGGTAGGTTTTAATATTCAGGTTCGAGTCCTGTCAGATGTTAGGTAATATTGCCGCAAAATCTTAAAAAAGAATCTAATATGATGGCATACACTTTTATAAATGTTATCTTACCCTTACTTTTAGGTATTTTATCCTCATGGATATATGATTCTATCAAAGAAAAGCGTTATCAAAATGCAATATTACTGATTATTGTAGGGGACTGCGAATTGCAGTCCTCTTTTTTATACTCATAAATCAGGTATTAAGTCTTTAATGTATACCCATCTTAAAAGACCCATGTCTTTAACATAATCATCCCATACAAAAGGTTCATCTTCGGAAGGGTATATACCATCGACATGATAAGCATGTACAACGTTTTCATAAAGGAAATATTTGTCATATTTAGGTTCTTCTTTTGCATCATGCCATACGCCGTTAACACGCCATTTAGCACCTTCCATGAAATCCACTACAGAATATGGCTCAATACCAGATTTGCGATTACGATTTACATCACCTGCATATTTGTACGCTGCTCTCTTTATATCATCATTTGTCATAAATCATCCTCCTTTCCATCTATCCCAGCAGCCACCACATGACTGCCAGGAACAGGTAATACAATTTCGTTTTCATTGATTATTTCTCCTTTTTTCTACAAGTAGCTCAAGTCTCTTTTCACACTCAGCGCACTCAATTTTCTTGCGTTCCAATTTCTCCCGGAACTTAACCAGTTCTTCGTCCGTATTCTCATCAAAGAACATGTTGTTCTGACGGTTGTGCTCGATGTACTCATTCATCCTACGTTCTGCTTTTGTTATCTGGGCTTTTGCAGAAATCAGTTTAGATAGGCAAGAACTCACTTCAAGCGACTCTCCTGAACGCTTGTCGTAGTAGTAAAAAGAAGTGTACACATCATTCCTCGGATACTGGCATTGCAGTCTGGCCACCCTCCATCTGATTACCCACATCCTTCTTTCGTACACTTCACGAGGAAGGTCGTAGGTGTATAGGGTGACAGATTGATGGCCGTGACCGTAGCAGATGCTGATTTGCACCCAATTCTCGATTTTCAGTTCCTTTTCTGCTTTGGCATAATCCTTAGCCATCTGGAACCAGTCATCCATACTTTCCTGCTTTCCCATATCATTCAAATTTCAATTCAAGTTGTTGCCAACCTGGTTCTCTGTATTTGCGATTCGTCTGCATAAAAGCTCTCCGTAAGGCTTCAGCAATCTTATCACGCATTTCTTTAGATACATGTTTCTTATCGGCGTCACTATTCATTTGGAGTATCTTGTTAAGGCTTCCGTTTATTGGCTTTTCGTCAAGGAACAGGCTATACTCTGTAAATATTCGGCTGCAATCCTTTGCAGCTTTCTCTTCTTCCGCATCCTGGTATCGCTCTATTACTGTTTCCTGGGCTGCTCTCAGTATTCTTTGTCCTCGTTCGCTCCTGCAACCATGCCATTCATTCTCGAACATGACAGATATTGCACGCTTCTTACGGACATTTCCTATTCTAGCCCACCCATAATACACTTTCAGTTCACTCATATCACGCAACCTTTCTTTTTCTTATAATCTCCTTACAGATAGCTTCACAAAGCACACGGGCCATATTCACCTCAACGGCATTACCGATAAACTTCTTCTGGTCTGACTGTGGGCCAATCAGTACATAGTCTTCTGGGAATCCCATTATCTTTTTCAGTTCTGCTATCCGAAGCATACGCATCTTGATGTCAATGATGCCATATAAGGCCATAAACTCCTTAATCTTGGCAGTCATCGGACTGTCCACTGATGTGACTTGTATGCCGATACCTCCTTCAACCTCTACCAAATAGGGAGGCATCTTGTCCATCCGTGCTATCAATGTAAAACAAGGGTTGTTCACAGAACCTCCGGCACTGGCAAACTGCGGATTCATAAGGTAATGCCATTTACGGTTGGCCGTGATTGTTTGTGACGGCTGTTCTATGCTGCTTCCTACATTCGAGAAAGCTGTATTCATTATCCACGGCTTGCAGCTTACCATATTGAACTTCGGCACCGTGGTTACTGTACCAACTGGCAGCTCAATAGATGTCGGTTTTCCGGTACCGTATTGGTTGTCTATGAAAACAGAATTTACCAATGCCAACCTATCTTTTGTTGTTACCGTAGGTGCTGGAAGTTCTACAGAATTGTTATGACCATTCCCGTAATAGGCTGAGACGAAAGCGTGGTGGTCTTTGCAGGTGATTGTTCCGGCAGGGCCTTCCACAGATATGTTCTTGCTATCCGGCTGGCCGCTAAACTGCTTAGAGAGGAAACAAACTTGCGCTACTCCAAGTCTGCCTTGCGTGGCTACCACCGGACATGGTTCGTCAATCCCAGGAGCGTTATATTTCCCTGTACGGCTCATAGAATTATACTTTACGAGGAAGGCATCCTTTCCTCCGGCTACAAACTTGATAAGTCCGGCATAGATGCGTTCAAGAGTTTTCTCGGCCAGCGGCTTCTTCCTGCAAAAGATACTTTCTCCTTCATCTGAAAAATCCAGCACTTCCTTGACCGGCTTCCATTTTTCCAATCGTCCGAACATATCCGACTTCCCATCCTTGCAGTGAGTAGGTTCTGGAAATACAATCGGCAAACCACGCTTGGCGAAGATACCGAAGAACCGCTTGCGAGTGGTGTATGCCCCATAATCGGCAGCGTTAAGAATGCGCCAGTCAAAATCGTAACCATATTTCCTGACGTTGCGTTTCCACTTCTCATAGCATCGTCCTTTGTTCTTGCTGATAGGGTGCCCATGTTCATCCATATCGCCCCATGACATGAACTCCTCAACGTTCTCTATCTGGATGTAGTCTGGATCAATGGCTTCGATGTAGCGGAATAAGTGTTCTGCCAGCGTCCGGCTGTCAGCGTCCCGTGGCTGCCCACCTTTTGCCTTACTGAAGTTAGTACATTCAAGGCTGGCCCATAATACAATCAGTGCATCCGGATAAATCTTCTTCATTCGTTCCACATGAGATACCAAAGGGGACAATTCCAGTGTCCTTATGTCCTCAGTGAAATGCAACGCATCCGGGTGGTTGGCCGCATGGCTGGCGATAGCGTTTGCGTCGTGGTTCACACATGCTATTACTTTAGCACACTGTTCATCTGCGTAGCGTGCGTTTTCTACTCCGGTACTGGTTCCCCCGGCACCGCAGAAAAGGTCTATATAGAGTAACTTTATCATATCAGTTCCATTTTTGAGGCCGATTGTTGATTCTCTCCAGGTAAGCAGCTATCTTCTTTTCCGCATCCTCACCATCACGTACGAAGACCCTAGTACGTGTTTTGTCGCCTGGGATAGCTACATACTTTCCATGTTTCTCCAGTTCCCGATGCTGGGCGATTTTCAGTTCGGTTCCAGAAGGGTTCTTCTCCAAATCCACTTTACGTGGAAGCATTGGGTCATTTTCCGTTATCATTTTGCAAGATATTTGTTGATTATGTTACTCACTACAAGTCCGGCTTCATCACACATCCCGGCAAAGTTGTCAGACAGTGAAGCGTTTTTCTCTTCATCCGGTATTCGTACTATGCTTCTCAGTTCTTTCAGTACGCGCTTTACCTGAAAAACTACCTGAGCATCTATTCCGTTTGATTCAAGTTCAGACTGGAACTCCAGTGCTGCACCCTCAAGTAAATCTGAATAGATGAACAGCTTGTGCATCTTGCGAAGCATTTCTACCTTGAACTCCGGGGTATAGTCCTGAAGAAGTTCTCCCAAGGAATGCGGTTCCAGCTCTCTTTCAAGGGAGTCAATCTTGTTCTTGATTTTCTGTGCTTTGGCGAAGTTCATGGATGAAATCAAGGCGATATACTTCTTTCTCAGTTCATTGAGCTTTCTTTCTGATTCTTGTCTTGTCATTTCTCTACTTTTCTGATGATTAAATACTTTGGCTCACCCTTGCGGAGATTGCTTAATGTCTCTTCGTCAACCTCTGCTTCTGTGAGTCCGTTCACGTTCATGTATTGTGGGAGACGGTATTTCTCACGTAACCTCCTGATCAGGTTCCAGTCACGAGTTACCCAGTTGATTGTGATTTTCATATCATTTTCTCAGGCTTTCACCGCTGAAGAGGACTGTTTTCGTTATCGCCCTAAGTCGGTCAATGGTTCTTTCCCCATATTTCTCTCTCAGCTCGTCTATCGTGAGGTTGGTGGTCAGGATGAGAAGTTTTCCTTTCTTCTCGGCTTCGTCTGCCAGCTCAGCGAATGCAAGCCTTTTTTCGCCGTATTTGACGCTAAGATTCTCTGTCCCTATATCGTCAACGTAGATGATGTGTTTTTGCTTCACGGCGTCCAAATCTGCATTCATCTGCTGTGCATCGTAGCAGCTTACCACCTTGCGGCAGTAATGGTTAAGAACCAAAGGAAGAATCTTTCCGCAGATAAGGGTCTTTCCGCGTCCGCAATTGCCGAAACACAAAAGTCCGCGACCTTCATTGCCGGCCAGCCAGCCTGCCACTTCTTCGTACTCAGGAAGCCATCTGGCATTTTCTCCAGTGAAGTACCTGATACCGGCCCAGAGAACTCTTTTGGCATCCGGAACGGTTACCTGTACGATGTTAGGAATAGGGGAGAAGCCCGTATCTTTAAGCCGTTCGATTGTCTGTTGAAAATTTATCTGTTCCATGTTTACCAGCCTTTCTTGTATTTTTCCGGTGAATTATCCTTCAGAACTATGCCTACATCTGTTTTTGAAGGCACTTTCTCACGACTGGCCCAGGTTGCCAGCCGTCTTGGAAGCTCCCAGGTCTTTTCCAATTCATAGCGCATCTTGGTTTCTGACTTGTTAAGCTCGCTCCAGTAATTGAAGAAAGCCCGAATCATTTCTTTCGGGTACTGGCCGACATAAGGGACTAACGACTGGTAGAAGGATTCTTTCCGGGAGAGAGTAGCGGCTTTAGCCGCGTCTTTCTTTGCTACTACGTTAGTAGTAGTTTCTTTAATAATATTCTTCTCCTTTATTTGCTTTGTGTCACCCGTGTGTCGCTTTTCTGGCTCTTTGGCAGGGCGTGTCACCTGCTGTGTCGCCACTTGTGTCATTAGCTGTGTCACTTGAAAACGTAAATTATTGATTTCCTGAATGATATTTGTTTCACTCATTGTGTCATTGCTTGTGTCACCTGCTGTGTCAGACTCTGAGATATTATACTCATTGTACTTTACCAGGGTTATTACATTCATTCCTTGTTCCTTGGAAAGAGTTATCATGTTCTCTCTTCTCAGAAAGGCAAGAAATGTCCGTACTTTCCTCTCAGACCATTTCCAACGCTTTGATAAGAATCTTATGGATGCAGGATATTGTCCTCTTGTATAAGAGACTTCTCGACCTCCGATACTCTCCATACGGGGTGTTGCCTCAAATCGTGCTGACTGAATCAAGTCAAGCCACGCTTCGCAACTACTAAAAGTCCGGGCTTCATTCCACATATCATTCGAGAAGAACTTGCGGCTTAGTTTTATATATCCTTCCATAATCTTAGAATCTTACGTTAGTCAACTGTCTGCTATTGGAGTACACGGTCCATTTACCGTTTCCGCTGTCCACCAGGCGTAAATCCTTGACTTCGCCAAATCGTTTCAGATTCCCGCAAAGGTCAACGATCCAGCCAGCCTCCTTGTTAGGATGCGGACGGATGGCACGGCCAACTATCTGATACCAAAGAGCCAGCGACATTGTTGGACGGGCCATGACAATCGTATCCAGTTCAGGATAGTCAAATCCGGTTGTTAGTACGCCCACATTGGCGACCACCGGAATTTCTCCAGCCTTGAACGCTTCAAGGATATGTTCACGTTCTTTTTTCGGTGTTTCTCCTGAAACGATGGCTGTTCCGGGAATAGACCAGGTAAGACGTTCTGCTTCTTTCAGAAAACGTGTGAAAACCAATATACCTTTTCGTTTTACACCGCTCTTGGGATTCATAAGCCTTTGGACGATACTTACCAGAAACCCGTAGAAGTCGATACGCTCATACTCTTTTACTACAGACTTGTCCGTGTAGTCGGCTCCGGTAGTGTTCACCTTCAGATTAAGTTCGTTCCATCCCAAAGGATTCATCGGATAATAGTTCAGCTTCGAAAGATACCCCATATCCAATAGAGTAGAGATTTGAACCTGATAGATTACCTCAGAGAACACGCACGGGCGTGTGCGTGTGATGAACTTCAACATGCTGCCGAAATCCCTGCTTGATGAAAGACGGTAGGGCGTAGCCGTCAATCCAAGGACTTTACATTTCAGCATCGAAAGAAATCTCTTGTACATTCCGTCTTTCGGATTAACCAGATGGCACTCGTCGATAATGATATTCTGAAAATGCTGGAAGAGTTCCGGATGGTTGACTACGCTTCCGATAGTGGCGAAAGTTATTCTTGAAATCTCCTTTCGCCCGAATGAGGCAGAGTAGATGGAACAATCCAGAACACCATACGAACAGAGCTTCAGATAGTTCTGTTCGAGTATTTCTTTACTTGGCTGAAATACCAGCGTGTGCCCTTCAAGACGGCTGGCGATGTCGGCAATCACAAGACTCTTGCCGGCTCCGGTAGGCAGCACCATAATGGCATTGTTCTTTTTGGCCCTGTTGGCAAAGAAACTAACAGCCGCATTACTGGCCTTCTGTTGGTAATCCCGTAAAACATAACTCATAATCCTTTCTCCTTACTCAGTTTGTCTCCCAAAGCCTTATAATACTTTGTGAGTTCGATTAATTCAAAATCAGTCCATTTCTTCGCCTGGCTTGCTCTCCATGCCAGCTTGTCGAATCGTAGCTGTCCGATTTTAGCTTTCAGGTTCTTTTCATATTGTATCAGATGGTCGGCACTGAATCGGTTGCACGCCCGGCACTCTGCGTGGGCATTGTCCTCGTCAAACCGTGTAGCCATGTGGCGGCGCGAATGGAAGTGTCCGCAATCTGCCTGTTCGTATGGCTTTATCTGGCCGCATGAGATACAACGGAAATACCCGTTCGGCATACAATCACGAAGCCGGATATAGCGGCTGAAAACTTTGTCGAGTTTGGCCACTAAATCCGGCTTCTTCTTAATCTTGATACCTGCCTTGTCAAATAACGGCAAAGGCTTTTCTTTCTTCTTTTTTGGTTTCTTGATGTAATACGGCATTATTTGAATCCCCATTCTTTTATGTAATCAATATTCTTTGGAAATCCATCTACTTGTTGAGGACTTAAAAATATCTTTTCACTTTTTAATGGAGTGCCTCCCCATACAGTAGCAGGACATTCTTCATATTCTTCTTTAGAAACTTCACTTACATTAAAATTGGGTTGGAAACCATATCCCATTACGCTTTCCCCTAAGTAAGTACCAAACTTCTTCAAAGCCCATTGAAATGCGATTTCCTTACTGAACAATCCATTTTTAGAAAGGACTGCTGCATATATTCTATGCATATAGTATCCAGTTTCAGTTAAATCAGGTCTGCAACGGATACAGAAATAGGAAATATTACACAAAACCTCTTTCACAAACGCTTCATGCTTCTTGCATTCTTCTTCTGTAAGAAACTCTTTTCCATCATTAGCGATGTAAACGACTTGAGTTACTTTTTTTGTTTCCATATTCTTTATTTTTGAGATTATTTGTGGACGCAGTGGGAATCGAACCCACCCAACCATCACGGTTTTACTTGCCACATATATTAGCTAATTTAATGAAGCAAGTTCATGGAGATATTGCGCAATTACTCCACTCTAAAGCACGTCCTGTGCTTGCGCCCGTATGCCCGTCTTTCCGGGCGTTTATTCATGCTATTTCGTTATTTTTAAAAACTCAGGGGCAATTCCATAAAGTGGTGTACGGCCATCCCATTTATCTATGAATTGCTTATAGAGTATTTCTTTAGTCAACCCACGTGATTGAATGATAGCCTGTTCTGTTTTTAATTGCTCCAATTCGTTGCGTTTCTTCTGCTCTGCAATCTGCTGGTCTAATACAGATATATTGGTATTCACCTCATTACGACTATCAATCTTCTCACGCACAGCCTTTGAAAATTCAAGCTGTGCAGAAAAAGTCAGCAATTGAAGCCCTCTTTTCTCAAATTCTTTATCCACAATCTGCTCCAACCGCTTTTCAAAAAGAAGAGAACCACCGTCAGCCATTAAACTGTCTGTCTTGTGCTTACGGCTTTCTTCTTTGATTAAATCATAAATACGAGGTTCAAGTATATTATCTTCAAGGCTTTGCATAAACCCGTCTTTTCCTGATTCTGTATCAGCTTTATCTATATGTTTGTTATCGAATACAACATCTATAGCTCTATTCTTGATAACTTTATAAGAATAAGTAGGACGTGCGTTAAATTCAGTGTTATCAGCAGCCTTCAATGTGACAGGTTCAGCAAATTCCCCTCTTTGGTCAAACAATGGAACTTGAAACAATTCAGTGCCCCATTCCCAAGTGGAAACTTTACCGGACACTACCTTAAAATCCTCTTTTCCTTGCTTCCCATAGTTCTCCATTAGAACACCGGCATAATTAGGGGCTACTCTTTCGCATGAAGCAAATACCACTAAGGTCATACAGACCAACATTAGATTAATCAATCTTTTCATTCTTCAAATTTTTAATTAGTTTATAAACGAAATAAATCACTGTGGCTGATATTATTACCACGCCCAGCCAAGCGTTGAGGTGATTGAATATTCTGTTTCCGATAGATACTCCGACTACCAGAAACAGAATTAAATAAATTTGCTTTCTCATTGTTACACCTCAATGATTACGATGTCAGGTGCAACACCTTTGATTGCTTCAACCTGTTCGTCAATCACCTTATTCTTGTATTCTTCAATGGCCTCATTCGCACCGGCAGAAACCAAAGAAAGGGAAACTTCCCGCCCATCCACATCGGCGTAGATTTCAACTTCGATTTCTTCACAGGCAAAACCTTTGAAAAGAGGGATATTCAGTTTGAACGATTTTGGCAGATTGGAATCAACCACTTGAGAATAGTTATCCGTCTTGTTTCCGTTTTCCTCTTTACTACGTTCTATATCCTGGTTTACTTTCGCCTTGAAATTCTTCAAAGTAGAAACCAGCATCATGTTCTGTGATTTGTCTTTGAAGAAAGCACGGTGCATCTTGAAGAACTGGGATAACTTAATAGGTTCCCATTTCCTTTCCGCATTGATACCGAACTCCTGCATTTCCTTTGAAGCCTGTAAAACTCCACTAATTACTGTCTGGTAATAATTGGTTTCATCAATAGTCAAAGCCAGACACATCTTATCACGGTTCACAATGATATTGGCCGATTTCTGATTAATCAGTTCGACACGCTTTTCCAGCCATCTGAAGGGTGCTTCTATCGTTCCATTGATAACTACTCTCTCCGGTTCTTTCGGGTCAAGGGCTACGGATGCTTTACCTTCTCTCAATACTACTTCGATGGGGGTACCATTGTACTCTTTCGGTACTACCAAATTGATTTTGTTTTCACTCATGATTCTGTTCCAGTTTTACGGTTAATACTAAATACTGTCTTCTGCATTTCTTGTGGCATGATTGGGCGGCTATAAACCAGTTCACCTAACTTGTTGTAGAATCCAGCCATTTTCTCCTTGTGGTAGAGAAATTTGGCACATTCCTCGTTGGCTACGAACTCTGAACCTCTTTTGATATGGTCCAGAAGTTCCTGCTTTTCTTCATTCAAAGGCTTCAATCGTTCTTTGAAGCTTTCCATAACCTCTTTCTTCTCCAACTCAACATCGTTGATGGTGATTGATACCTCGGCCAAAGTTTCTTTCTTCTGAGCCAGTTCTTCGGGGGTGAATCGGTGAGTATATCCGATTTTCTCTACCGCATCGGCGTTGTCCTGAAGGAACTGCCATCGTTCCTGTTCAGGGATGTCTTGTCCTAAAAATTTGTCCATAGTCAAATAAACTCTTTGTTACGTTCGATTTAATTTATTATTCAAACTTCCAACAATATCCACCAGCAGTTTTTCTTTTATGATAACAGCAAAGTGAAATATTTCGGTAATCTACACCAGTATCTCTATAAGCATCCATCAATGTTAAATGGCGTTTTATCAAAACTCCATTTTTATCCAATTGAAGAACCACCTTTCCTTGCGATATAGCTCTACGTCTTTTAGCTGTACCGTAATTAAGATTGTAAGCATGGCTACACCATTCAAGATTTCCTACATTGTTGTTTGTTTTGTTTTCATCTTTATGATTTACAACTGGATAATTATGAGGATTAGGCAAGAAAGATTCAGCCACTAAACGATGAATGTTTACTGTATGAATACTTCCATCTTTGAATAGATTTACGCATCTATATCCACATCTGTTTTGTGGTTTCAAAATATGTGGTTTCTTTTTCATTAACTCGCCATTTTGAAGCCTTACATGACTGCATATAGATTTAACCCGTCCCATATCTGATACTTGATATAAACCTTCATATCCGGATATATCTTTCCAATTCTCACCCATCCCCATAGCTTAGAAATTCTTTATCTTTTTCTATCTCTTGTTGAATATGTAATAGAAACTCATTCTCGTTAGGACTTGGTAAATATATTCCTGCTTTAGCACTAGAATAATTCCGAAATCTTTCAATAGCGAGAGTCATTTCTCCCGTACTCAGTTCAGACGAGCTTCTCAAAGTTTTTATAATCTTTCCTTTTTTGTTCGTCTTTTCTTTCTCGAATATATCCCTATTACATAACCTCTTGAAAATATCGATTTTAACTTCCTCTACACTATAACCTGTTTCACTTGCGAACCAATTTAGAAGCAAATAGAAGTATCTGTTCTGGGCGAGCGTGCGGTTGGGCAGCTTCTTTCTCACTTCCACAACCGCCCGCTCCTGGAACAGTTTGTTTACATAAGCCTTGAACTTGGGTATATCGTATTCATTCTTCAGATTGAATATGCTCATAGGCTAGAACGGTAAGTCATCTTTGGGATTTCCATTCGCATCTACATCAGGTGGAAACGCCTGTACCATGGGTGGCGTTTGTGACGGTGCCGGTTGCTGTGCTGGCACGGATGCTGGCTGGTGCATTGGCTGACGGCCTTCCAGTTTATAGCAGCGGATGGACACCATACGTTTTAGTTGTCCGTCCTGATTTGTCCATTCCCGACCTTGGAGGGAAAAAGAAACCGTTATTACGTCACCGGTTCTGAACTGGTCAAGTTCGGCACATTTGTCACCACTTACTTCAAGTGGCAGGACGTTCTCGTACTGGCTCCGTTCACCTGTATAGGGGTCATAGGTTGTGGCATCAAGAATAAATTCACGTTTCACAAACGGGTTGCCACCGCTTTTGGATGGGATTTCTTGGGGCTGGCCAATATAGACCAGCCGTCCGGTTATTTGATTAGGCATAATATATAGATAGAAGATTTGACGAATTAACTCTAATATCCATCAGAATTTTTCGCCGTTCATTTGTTATCAATGCGTAGGCACAATCTCTAGTAAGATAGGTCAGAAGTCCATTCTGTTCACCTCTAAACTCATAAATCCTTCCATTGTATTCAATTTCATCCATTTATCTAGTCTTCTGCAAAAATTTTCTTATCGGTTATCAAATCTCTGTTGTCATTCAAGAACCGGATAAAGTCCTCACAATGATTTATAAGGATAGGTATATCCCGTGCCGGTACGAAAGTGTAGCTTTCAGTATAGGTTGATTTGAAGTCCGTAACATTATACTCAAATGACCTTACATCACTTCCGTTCTGCATCAGACAGTATGGATAAACCATGTGCTGCCAGTGGTCTTTGAATTTACCTACATAATAACTTCCGGTAGTCTTGATGTCATGTACTGACATCGGCATCAGTTCATCTATATAACCATATAGAAGAACTCCTCCGAAGCATGTTGGCAAAACAGCTTCAACCCGTTGCTGGGTCAAGGCCCCTTTGTAATAGTCTGCAAACTCACGGCAGATTGAGATAGGGAAATCGAACTGACGGCATTTATAGGTGGCTCTCAGTCCGACCAATGTCTGTCTGCCATCCTGCATGTCTGACAATAGTCTTTCCACCTGTACCTTGTCTGATTTCCGATTTTCAATCATACAGTCGACCACCTCATTGAAAGCCGTTCCCTTGTCGGCTGCTTCACTATCGAACGGGACACGGTTTATAGTGTCAATCAGGCTCTGAAACTGCTGCTGTCTGAACTCTTCGGGAGTATGTGGGGGATTCTCACTGAATCCCCAATACCTTTCCCAGATGGCGTCACTTTTCAGATAGCTTGTAAAGGCATCCAAAAGTGTAGCATAGAACTTGAATTTAGGCTGCTTTGTCTGCATAAGTCTTTGTCTCTTTATCGAATACCAGCCCGAGAGCTTTTACTTTTGCTGAAAACAGATTTCTGGCCATATTCAAGGAACTGCCTACATGCTCAAACTCATTAATTCTTGACGCAAACTCATTTGCAGAACTGGCATCAGTAATAAGTTCGATGTTCTCTTTGATTTCAGCTATGACCTTATCATACTTTGCAGCTTCTTCTTTCTTTACCTGCAACATGCTCAGGTAGGGCATGATTACCTTTGCAGTGATAAAGTCGTTCTTGGCAGTGGGATTTCCATTCTTGTCAAGAATTGTAGGCACCTGCATCAGTCCCGGCAAATTGCAGGTGTTTTTCCCGTCATTTCTTGATGTGGGGTCAAATGTGATTGTACGCTTCTGCATACCGTTCTCATTGCGCATTTCCAGATAACCCAGCAAATCAAGTTCTGTAACAATAGAGTTGTACGATTTTTCTCTTAAAGCAGGTATGAACACGGTGTCGTCACCTTCTTTCCGAGTGTCACGGTGGGCCACAAACACTACGTTCTTGTTCAGTGATGAAAGGGTTCGTGTCATCCATGAGAACTCAGCGTTGATACCTCCCCAGTCCTTGATTTGCGGCTGGCGTGTACCGCATTTGTAAGAAATGATGAAATCCATCATCTTTCCTATGGTATCCACTACGATTGTCTGGTATGCCGAAAGGTCTTCCTGCAACACCTGTTGTACATCCTGCCATGAACTTACCTGTACGATGTCTATACCGTCCAGATGTGCCATATTCACACGTTTCACGCCATTGTCAAAGTCAAGCAGCAACGGTTTCGGTGCGCTCAATGCTACTGTTGTCTTACCCATACCTGCCTGACCGTAAATCATCATCTTAACGGTGGAAGGAATTACTAATTCATTGGATTTCTTAATCAAACTCATAACGCAATAGTTTTAAAGTAATATATTAATACATCAATTTTGCATGTTTTATCACGTCCCAGGCATTACAAGCCCATCTACTGTGTGGCACGCCTTCTTTGGTCTTGTATCTTATCCTTCCGGATTCGCACAACTCTTTCAGCCTTTTGAGACCGCCTACTATCGAAGCTGCTTCGTATTTCCCGAAAGACTTGTTGTTTAAGACGATTTTCAATACATCTTCGTTTATCATAAGCATTTTATTTTAAGCAGATAATTGCCGAAAAACCCGGATACTCTGTTGCTGATACCCGGTATTTCACGTCCATTTTGTTTTTAAGTGTCCCGATCAAGCGGAGGTCACGATTGCGGCGTGATGCTTCCAGCTTGATTCCGTTATGCCGTTTCTTGTCATAGGGAACCTTGTAGATGTCCCCTTTCTTCATTTCGTCAAAAAGACGTACTGTCTGGTAGTTTTCGTCTACTGTAATTTCTCTAACCATAGTTTAAGTATTTGATTGTTTGCTGGCAGAACGGGACTTGAACCCGTGACTTCCATGCTAACCCTTACATGGCGTTCTACCACCTGAACTATCTGCCAATGAAAATGCCGGACTTTCATAGCCCGGCATCTACCTATTTTCTATAACCCATAAAAACTAATCGACTAGTGTGACCAGCGATTTGACCATGTTCTTGAAGTTGTCAAACTTCTTCTCTAGTTTGTTTTTTTCCTCACAATAAAAAGTGAGAGAACTTCTTGATGACTTCAGGTCTGTTTGTAGTTCTTCTGCGTATGCCACGAGTTCATCATGCGTCATACCCTGTAATTCCTCATTTGTTTTCATGTCTATTCTTTTTAATGTTATTGATTTCTGTTTCTATCTCCTTATCGAACAGCTCCCGTCTGTCCAGTTCCCTTGAGCGTGCCGCCAGAATGGCACTGATGTCCGCAAATTCATCACAGATGCTTTTTATTGTTTCTTGCAGCTCGTTCATTGTCCAGTCTGTTTGCGATTGAAAAACCAGTGATTATAAACCCGACAAATCCTATCCAGTACATAGCAGACAGGTCTTGATTGAAGTGCATTACCAGAACGGACAATGCACAGAGAAAAAGTAGTATTTTCATAACCGTGTGTATTAAATATCGCTCCCGTGGGCGTTCCGGTGGTTGCCTTACTGCTTATCAAAGGTCTGGTAAGCCACGGGTATATATAGTTCATGCTGGTGTCTAATCAGTGAAGATTGTCTTTATAGGCGACCTACGCCCACCTGCAATCGTATAAGTCGTTTTTGTTATCTGTGTGATTCGTATGCTGCGTTTGCTTAGTGCAGCCCTTTACTCATACTCTTTTCACACAGCCGTTATCGCTACTCAGTCGTCCGTTTCACGTCAGGCTTAACGGTAAGCCTAAATTTCCATCATGTCAAAGAACCAATCAAGTAGAACCCTGCCCGATTCTCGCTATCGGTTGCCGTTCAGTCCGTCAGCAGGGTAGGTGAGTTACCAGCGTGTCACTGCCATGCCTTGTGATAACTGAAGGTTAATGTAGTCCATGCCATCATCTTCAGGCAGGTTGTATTCTTCAAGAAGGGTTTCGTATTTGTTCACCTCTTCAGTAAGTACTTTGATGTATTCTTGCTTGCTGTCAGCATTGAAAGCCCTGCATAAAGTCTCTTCATCTGCGTTGTAGGCGAAGTTCAGGTCTTTGTACAGCCCGTCAAGTTCTTCTTCGATTTCGTGGCGTGTCATAGTCATGCGATGTTTAAAAGGTTGTCAAATTTTATATTTCCATTGATAGCCACCAGCCGTTGTCGTTTTTCCGATACAGCAGCAATAGATGTTTGAAACACTTACACCTGTTCTTCGTGAGGCTTCATTCAAGCTCTTATATTCTGCTATAACTTCACCATCTATAATCTGCAAACATGCTTTTTGATTGTACATTGGTTTGCCATTTCTCAGCGTCTTGTGATAATGTTCTGTATTTTCGTGTGGTGTACACCATTCAAGATTTTCTAATCTATTATCCATTTTATCGCCATTGATATGATTGATATACTCTTTTCCTTTTACCTTTTGAAGAAATGCTTTTGCCACAATCCGGTGGACACTCTTTGTATAGCCAATTCCATTCTTATATATCGTTACCATGGCATAGCCATTTCCATTTTTTGATGGTGTAATTTCTTTGAATATTCTACCATCAGAAGAGACGAAGTAATCTGTCTCTTCTTCATTGTTTGATTCGAGAACTATTCTTTTTATATCCATTATGCTATGTTCAATAAGTTGGCTTTTTTAAATGATCGCCAAGATTGTTTTTCGGTATCAAAGTATATTGCTACTGTGTCATTCTTCTTTCTGCTTTCACCTGATGTGGCTGGTATCAGATTTTCTTTCAGCGTGCCGTAGGCTTCACGAACAGAACCATCTACCTTTTTGAAGTAGAACTTTACGATTCTTTGCTTCATTGCAGCTTTCAGCTTCATGTTTGCCCAGGCGCATTTCATTGCTTCACTCATAGAGAAACCGTTTCTCTTTACCAACTGCCATGCAAGGCTCATAATCTCGTGTAATACATTTCTTTTCATAATCGTGTGTTTTATAAATGAATTTACTATCTTTGTTTCGTATCAGTGTTACGTTTCTGATGCAAATATATAGTAAATAACTATACTATCAAATTTAATGTATAGTAAAATACTATATTTAAACATTTATTAACCTATATAACTGTGCATATAGTAAAAATAGTATAGTAAAAAACGATATATTTATATAGTTATGGATTCACCTAAAGTCATAAACTTTATTTTGGAAAGAGAAAAGCTCAAAGCTGGTACTTTCGCTAAAGCAATAGGAGTAACCCCTACACAGATTTACGATTTGCAGTCAGGTAAAACAAAGAAAATATCAGAATCGATAGCAAATAAAATTGTGAATGCTTTTCCTATTTATAATAAAGTGTGGGTTTTAACAGGTTCTGGTTCTCCAATTGAGGAATCATTGCAGCAAGTCCCCATTAGAGATGATGATGGTGAGTTTTTTACCGAGAATCACAATAATGTAAAATTCTACAATCTAGTAGATAGATACCGGATGGTTGTTAAGTTAGTTCCTTTTGCTGCATACGGAAGATTTGCCAATGAATGTGATACCTTGGAAGCAGAAAAAGAGGGATGGGAGGAGGAATCGTTTGAGACAGATAAAATCGTCCACGGAAAGTATTTTGCTTTTGAAGTTAAAGGTGAAAGTATGGATGATGGAACAAGGAATAGTTTTGAGGAAGGAGATAGAGTTCTTGTTCGTGAACTTGACCGCATGCATTGGAAAGATGGGCTGAGATTCAATGATCATCCTTATTGGGTGGTGGTTTTTGATTCATCTGTACTTATTAAACAGATTGTTGCCCAGGATTTAGAGAAAGGAACAATAACCTTTCACTCACTGAATCCATCCCCGGAATACTCTAACTTTACATTAGAAATGGATAAGATAAGGGCCTTGTATTATGTACTCCAAAAGAAGCCAAGAACAGTAAAGTATTAGCCATGATATTCAATCAATACCTTTGGAACTTATACAAGAACTCTCCAGACGGGAAGTCTGCCATATCCAGCTTTTCTGACAGAAAAGAGTGGATTGAGGAAGAACGTCTGTTCGAGAAGTACAACCCGAAAATCAAGGACGGATTCAATTCTGAAATGATTTGCGGGATACTGGAAGATTTCTGGTGTTACAAAGTATCAGAATATGAAGGTACAGTATTAAAATCCCTGGATGATGCCGGAAAGCTGTATGAGGAAATCATATCTACCGGGCTGATGATAGAAACGGAAGAAGTTTTAAGGATTGGAGATTTTGACCAAATGCTTGGCTACATTCCATTACTTTCAATGGAACTGAACTATATGTTTGGTGAATACTTTTTTCCCTATTTATATATCAACGAACTTTTCCATCTTGAAAAATTAGCTGATTATTTTGAAATAGAACTTCCTCCGATTCCAAAGAAAGCTGACTACAAAGCCAGGTGTATGTATTATTGGGAATTGTGCAAAGTATTCTATCGATTCAGGACGGAAAACGGTTTGTCTCCCGATGAGCTAAGCGCTTTCATGTATGATTATGCTCCCAATCTTCTGATAAAGGAAGAGAACGCAGAAATGCCCAAACCATCATCTGCGTGGTTTATCGGAGGATTAATTAAAGGATATGGGAAAGAATGGACGGTTGGATTTTGGCAATCGAATAAGGAAACAAAGAAAGGGGATATACTCATACATTATGAAACATCTCCAGTAAGTGCCATCACTTGCTTGTGGATAGCACAGGTTGACGGTGTAATAGACCCATTTGCCCACTACTACAGCAATACTTATGTAAGCAATAAAATTGATATTCCTCATATCTCATTAAAAGAGCTGAAAGCAGACGAATACTTTTCAAATCATCCGCTTATCAGAAAGAATTTTCAAGGAGTCAATGGATGGCCTGTTACGGGAAAGGATTATGCAGAACTCATGAGGATGATAGAAGCAAAAGGATTTGACACATCCGTACTTCCACAAATATACGCACCGTCATTGCCGGAAGGAATAGTCATTAAGGAGGAAAAAGATGTAGAGAAAAAACTACTGGAGCCATTGTTGAATGAAATGGGGTGGTATGAGCATAAAGACTACATTCGTCAGTTGCCAATCCATGCAGGGAGAGGGCATCGTATATTCCCGGATTATGCACTTCATTATGACAACAAGCCAGAAGAAGAAAAAGCAAGGGTGTTGATTGAAGCAAAATACCACATGAAGAACAACCATGAGATAGAATCAGCCTTTCTTCAGGCATTCTCTTATGCCAAGTTACTGCTATCTTCGGTGATTGTTTTGTGTGATAAAGAATGTATTCTTGTCTATGAGAGTAAGGAAGGATTCAGCAGGAGCCGATATAAGAAGTATTATTGGGAAGACATGAGAAATCCTGATTTATATAACGAATTAAAGAACAAACTAACTATCTAAATCCATGAAGAAAATACTGCTGACTATACTGGCAATATCATTGTTTGGCTGCGGAGGAAACAAGCCGTCCCAGGAACAGAAGGATAAAGCCGACAGATACGTTCAGAGTCTTGTGGATGCCGATATAGGAATCTACAAAGGCGAACTGACCGACGCGAACTTTCTTATCCTTGCAGTTGATGCTTATTCTGGAGCAAACTTTGATGCTTATGCACGTACATACCTGGAAGAAGCACAAGGTAAAGGACTGGAGATAAAAGGAGTCTATATTGTAGACATCAAGAACTGCCAGTTCGGCGATGGCTGGGTATCCGGTGACAGGATAGGGAAGGCATTCAAGTAGAAAAAATGTTCTAATGAGTATCCTTATTCAGCTTAAATTAAATTATAAATAACTGATACACAGTGATTTTATATAATTCTTAGATAATCATTCGTAATGAGTAAGTCGCGGGTTCGAGTCCCGCTTTCGGCTCCTGCTGATTCAATCTTAAAAGAGCCTGTTTTTCAGGCTCTTTTTTTGTTATATAGCCTGCTTGAAGATTCTTAAAATAAGCCATAAAAAACTCCCTTGCGTTTGTTCTAAAACGCAAGGGAGTTTCATTTGAAACGCAAGTGCATTTTACTTCGAATGCACTTGCGTTTTATTGTAAACGTCAAAGCGTTTTGGAGTAATCGCAAAGACGTTTTGAAAAAGGCTTTCATGGAGCCTGAAAAGCCTACAGTTTCTGGTCTGAAATAAGTCGGGCGATGCGTGTCTTGCTCTGCGCGCCTTTGGTGAGCAGGTACACATGCTTGTAGGCATCGCGGTTCAGTTCGGTAGGCGAACCGTTGATGAGGATGATGTTCCGGTCGTTGGCAAACTTCAGGATACCGTTCACGTTGTTCGGATGGAGCTTACCGATTTCGTCCATCATACAGTGCAGCTTGAAGTCCTTGAACTTGCGCGAAGCCCCTTCCTTGAACACGTTCAGCAACATGATGTTGATCATGGCTTTCACCAGGATGTCCGTACCTTCCGAACCCACGTTCGACAGCTTCTCCACGAAGCCCGTGTCGTTGTTGTTCTCGATGATGCGGAAACGCAGCTCGAACGAGTCGTACAGGCGGATGCTGTCGTAGCGGTAGGCGTGAATCTCCTTGATGAAGTCGCGGAGCAGGGCGATGGCCTCCTGCTTTACCAGCTGCTCGTTTTCCGACGAGAAGAGGTTGGTGCCCGGTGTGAGGTCATAGGCATGCTCGTTGTAGTACTTCTGGATGGCACGCAGACAGTTTACCACACGGTTGCTGCTTTCTTCCACCTTCATTTCGATGCACTGGATAACGCCCACGAAGTTGCACGTCTGGAATCCCTTGTTCACCTGACCGATGAGGTCCTGAATATCGTCTTCCGAAGCCGTGAGCATTGAGGTATCCATGCTGATGCGCTTGAAGATGTCGGAGTGCTCGTTGTTGATGCGGCGGACGAATTCGCTGATTTTGTTCTCTTCCACAAAGTCGTGCAGTTCCTCGGCAAAGCGGATGTACTCCCAGTCCTCGGTAAACTTGGTCTTGAACTTGAAGGTATTCTCCTCGTCGAAGTGGCCGGTAAAGAGATTCACCTCCTTGCGCAGACGGTTTTGCAGCGTCATGTACTGGCTGTCCGTGCGGCCCAGTTCGTCAATCAGTTCCAGGCAGGTGCGCGGCGTGTGGATTTCCAGCGTGACGGGGTTCTCGGGATTGAAAATATCCCGATGCGGCTTGTACCAGTCGTAGGCCGAAATCTTGCTGTACGCCTCCAGGTTGGCCTGAAGCTGTGTCACTTCCTTCTCTGCCTGCTGCAGTTCCTTGTTCAGGGCATCAATCTGCTCCTGCAAACCCGAGGTTTCCCGGCGCAGGTTGTCCTTCTCCTGACTGAGCTGGCGTTTCTGTTCCTCCTGTTCACGCTTCCATTCCGGAATGTGGTCGATGAGGTCGCGCTTGTCCTTCTGGTACTCGATGAGCAGGGTGGCGTGCTCCTTGATGAACTGCAGTTCCCGGTCGATATCGCGCAACTGACTGCTAATCTGTTGCAGACGTTCGGTGTCGGCCCCCTGCGAGTGCAGTTCCTGTTTCATCTGGCGCTCGTATTCGGCTTTCTCCGTGGCGATGCGCTGCTGTTCTTCCTTATCCTCCAGGTGGATGCTGCCGGCCTGTGTATCCTTCTCGTGCGCGATGTCCTGCTGCACTCGGTTCCATTCCTGCTTCAGCCGGTTCAGCTTCTCGCTCTTTTCGCGGTTCAGGTTGTTCAGTTTGCCGTCAATTTCCTTCAGTTCTGCGGCGATGCGTTGCTTTTCCTCTTCCAGTTTCCGGAGTTTGGCAGCACGTTCGGCTTCCGCCTTCTTCTTCCAGTCGTCCAGGTCGAGCATATCCTTCTGGTATTGCTGTTCCAGTTTTTCCAGTTCGTATTCCTGTACGGCTATCACGTCTTTCTGTTCCTTGATGCGCGGCTGGTATTTGGCTTTCAGCTGCTCTTCCAGGGTCTCTTTCTCCTGTTGCAGACGGAGGGTTTCAGCCTGGATTTCAGCCAGTCGCTTGATGCCCTTGTCATGTTCCGCCTGATAGTCATCGATGGAGCGGATGTGGCGCTCGATGTCCTGCAGGGAGATGGAGATGCCGTAGAACGACGTACCCTCGTCTACAATCTTCGGCGAGAGGTTGGTCTGCCAGAGGATGGACTCGTCGCACAGCTTACCGATGTTCTCTTCCCATCCCTTTTTGTGCTCCTTAAGCCAGCCTTGCAGGGTGCTCTTACTGTTTTTTAGGAAGGTCTCCAGTTCGTCCATACGCGGACGGAGTTGCAAGTGCTCGGCCTGCAACTGCATCAGTGCCTCGTCTTTCTCCTTCAGTCCCTTCTGCAACTCTTCTTCCCATTTCAGGGTAAGTTCCTTGATGATGAGCTGGGCGTTGTTGATGCGGTTCTTCTTGCTCATGTGCAGACCGGTGTACGACTGGATGCGGTGTTTCAGTTCCTCCTGTTCGGCTTCGAAGAAGGTCTCCTTGCGACACAGCTGCATCTGGTAGTCGAGGGCAGTCAGTTCGTTCTGCTTGCTGCTGCGCTCCGGATGCAGTTGCTGCGAGAGCTGTTCGTATTCCTGATAAAGCGTTTCGGTAGCCGCTTCGTGCTGACGGCGAGCTTCTTCGATGCGGGCATTGAACGTGTTGTTCAGTCCCTCAAGCTGCCTGATTTTGGCCTCGTGGATGCGGTTCCACTGCTCGTCGAGGCTCTGGATGAGCGACTTGTACTTGGTAGAGATTTCCGTGTAGTGCGAAGTAAGGATGCGCTGCTCTTCCTGCAATCCCTGCTGCTTGTTCTTCCACTCCTCCTTGCGGGCCGAACGCTCCATGATTTCTTCTATCTGGCGGCGGGCATATTCCTTTTCTTTCTGCTGTGCTTTTTGTAGTTCGTTGTTCAGGATGGCCAGTGCCTCCTGCATCTTGTCGCAGCGCTGGCGCGACTGTTCCTGTAACTCCTGACGATGATTCAGGAGGGCGGTACGTGCCTTCTCGGCCTGGTGCTTCTGTTCCTCGGCCTTGGGCAACTGGCTTTCGGTAAGGCGGTAGGTGGCGGCCAGTTCGCGGCAACCCTGCACCAGGGCAGTCTGCTGACGTGACACCTGTGCCGAGAGGGAGGTGATTTCTTTGGCCTGTTTCTGCGTTTCGCGTTTCTGGAACTCTTCGATGTCGCGCAGTCGGGTTTCGAAGTTCTTCAGGTGCTCCTTGTAGGTATTCAGGTCGATGGCGGTCTCGTCTTCGTTGATGGACGAGATGATGGTCTTCTTGATGAACTCCGCATCGAGCTTTGAGTTGAGGAGCACGTTCTGTATGGTACGCGGAATGTTCTGGTACTGCTTGCTCTCCATGAGCGAGTAGCGGCTCATTTCGGGGCCTGCCCCGTTGCCGTAGAGTATGTTACGGTATTCGTCGTAGGTATAGATGATGCGCGAGTAGTCCACTCCGTACTGGTCGAGGGCGGCACGGATACGGTCGTTGCCGCTGTAGGCTGTGCGGTTCTCGTCGACAAAGAACTCCATGCGGTAGGGCGAGTCGATGAAACGGTAGCACACGCGGCCCATCGACTTGAAGCTCAGGATGCAGAACGCTCCTTGCTCGGTGGTTACCTCGTAGATGATGTAGGAGTTGGAGTAGGGGAAGTAATATTCCGTGTAGCTTTGCTTCTCTACGGGGATGCCCAGTTTCTGGGTGTCGGCGTTGTAGAAAAACAGGATGGCGCGCAGCACGGTACTTTTTCCCACTCCCTGCGTGCCGATGAAGTGCACATTCCCGTCCAGGTAAATGTCGTCGGCATAGGGAATGTTGGCGCTGTTGATAAAGATGATTCTATTCAGATTTCTCAT